CAGGAGTTGAACATGTTGGAACACCAGGAAGTGCTAATGCAAGAGTAAATATTACCACAGGTTGGGATACTCCCGATATTATTTACATTTATTGTGCAAACCATGCAGGTATGGGTGGTGCTGTTGGTCCTGGAGCAGATGATCAAAGAACACCAGTTTATACAAGTGATATTGGTATTTGGATGGAAATAGATGGTGCTAGAACTGCAAGTGCGGGAGATTGGTTATTGTGTGATGTTTCCACTTCATCTTTGATAGTAACTTTACCACAAACAGGAGTAATGGGAGATCATATAAGAATTGTTGATGCATCTCAAAATGCTGCATCAAATAATATTACCATCAATAGAAATAATCATAAAATTGATGGAGCAACGAGTAATTTTGTCATGAGTACAAATGGACAGGCCAAAGAGCTAGTATATTATAATGTGGCACGAGGTTGGATAACTGTATAATATAAATATATGTAAGTGAAAAATGAAATTAATTTAAAGGAAATATGGAAGCGATAAGTGTAAAAGGTGTAAAATCTGATGGAACAGTATCAGCGACCACTATGGGTACTGCTACTCTGGTATGGTGCGCGAACTCTCACGCAACCACCGCAGTAGTTTTAACTTTAGATGGATCTGTAACTAATGGTTCTGGAAATAGCGGAACACTATCTGTACCACCACATTTTGCGTTGTTAGTGAGAAAAGCTCCACTGGATACAATCGCTTCGGCGGGCGGAACAGCATCATTAACAGCAGTTGCATACAATGCGGCTCCTGGAATCTCAAGAGATAGTTAATAATGTTTAATCATTGGCCAAAAGTTGAAGCGGCGTTTCTGTCCTCGATATTAGCGTTGGTCATATGGATGACATCAGGAATAATTTCTCATGAGACATCTATCGCTGTATTAACAGAACGAGTAAAAACAATACAAGTGGATATAAAAGATATGAAAAATGATATTCATAGTTTGATCGCTCTAAAAGAAAAAGAACTTAATTATGAATCCTATGCAAAAGACTAATGGGCGCACAGCATTATCTTGGTAACCCAAATTTAAAAAACTCAAACGTACAATTAGAATTTTCTCCTGATCAAGTAAAGGAACTTGTTAAATGTGCCACTGATCCAAAACATTTCATAGAAAATTATGTTCAGATTGTTCATGTTGATCATGGTTTAGTTCCTTTTAAATTATACGATTATCAAGAAGAGATGGTCGAAATTTTTCATAATAATAGATTTGTAATTTCAAAACTACCTAGACAATCTGGTAAATCAACAACAATTGTATCTTATCTTTTACATTATATTCTTTTTAATGAGAATGTTGCAGTTGCTATTCTCGCTAATAAAGGTAATACTGCGAGAGAACTTTTGAGCAGAATGCAAATGTCTTTTGAACATTTACCGAGATGGCTACAACAAGGAGTTACTGTTTGGAATAAAGGTAATGTTGAATTAGAAAATGGTAGTAAAATTCTCGCTGCAGCAACATCCTCTTCAGCGGTTAGGGGTTCATCTTTTAATATCATTTTCCTTGATGAGTTTGCTCATGTAGATCCACCATCTTTAGCGGATGAATTTTTTAACTCTGTTTATCCTACAATTTCTTCTGGAAATACTACAAAAGTTTTCATTGTATCAACACCATATGGAATGAATAAATTTTATAAAATGTGGATTGATGCAGAAGAGGGGAGAAATACTTATGTTCCATTTTCTGTAAATTGGAGTGATGTTCCAGGTAGAGATGATGCTTGGAAACAAGAAACTATTCGAAATACAAGTGAAAGACAATGGAGACAAGAATTTGAGTGTGAATTTTTAGGGTCTACAAATACTTTGATTGAACCTGCCAAATTAAGAAATATGCCTTATAAGCCACCAATTAGAAAACAACAAGAATTGGATGTTTATGTTGAACCACAAAAAGGTCATGCTTATTGTACTCTTGTAGACACAGCGTCAGGCGTTGGTCAAGATTATTCCACATTTACAATAATTGATGTTACAGAAATACCATATAAAGTTGTTGCAAAATATAGAAACAATGAAATATCTCCAATTATTTTTCCAAATATAATTGAACAAATATCTACACAATATAATAAGTCTTGGTGTTTAGTCGAAACTAATGGAAATGGTATGCAGGTAGGAGATATATTGTATTATGATTTAGAATATGAGAACACTATTCTCACTTCTCCAAATAAAGGTGGTCAAGAAGTTAGTGGTGGATTTAAGAAAAATTCTAGAATTGGTTTAATTACATCAAAACATGTTAAAAGAACCGGTTGTACAACTATAAAAGAACTAATTGAGAAGGATCATTTAATAATTGAGGATTTTGATATCATTTCAGAGTTGATGACTTTTGCTGAAAAAGGACCCAGTTTTCAGGCTGAGGAAGGATATCATGATGATTTGGTCATGACTTTAGTTTTATTTGGATGGTTAGTGAATCAAAGATATTTTAAAGAAATTACTGATTCTGATATTAGAAAAAAATTATTAGAACAACAAGAAAGAATGAATGATGAAGATTCATTACCATTGGGCTTTTTTAATGATGGCAAATCTGAGGTAGTGGCTGAAGATGATTATCATGTTTGGAAAGAATATAAATCAGGACTCTATTGGAATTCCGAAATTTAATAAATATAGTTAATTAGAGGTGAGTTTCAAGTAGGTTAGACGTAAGAGCTAACACGCTAGAAGTCAACTAAATATAATAAATATAGGAGAATAAAAATGCCCTTCACAGTTAGTCCTGGTGTTCTGACTAGAGAAATCGATTTAACAACCATAGTACCAACCCTCGCCACAAATATAGGGGGATTTTCAGGACTCTTTAGATGGGGACCTATTGAAGATCCAGAAAATGGTCGAGTCGCTTCAGAAGCCGATTTAAAAGCTAAATTTTTCGTACCAAACGAAGACAATTATGTTTCATGGTTTTCCGCATCAAATTTTATGAACTATGGCGGAGTTCTTGAAATTTCACGAACAGCAAACTCTTTAGCAAAAAACGCTTCATCTGCTAACACAACTTATGCGGCGACACAAGAGGGAGCGACAGTTTTAATTAAAAATAAGAAAGCATTCGAAACCACATATGATCCATCCACAGGAGGATCTTCTACGGGAACTTATGGACCGTGGGTTGCGACATATGCGGGAGAAAGAGGAAATAGTTTAAAGGTTTCAGTATGTGGACCTGATAAAGCAACAAAAACCCTCACAGGAACAGTTGCGGTCAATGCGACAACTGGATTAGTAGCATCAACGCCTAATTCACTTTGGTTTGAAGAAGTTAGAAATGGTGATGTTTTAGAAATTGGTGGAGAAAATTACTTAGTTAATAATGTAATGAATACTCAAGGAACTGATACAGCGTATGTTGTACAAACTCCAGGTTCTGCTACTGTCACAGTACAATCTGCTGGAACCCCTGTTGACTGTTTGGTTAGATCAGCATTTGAAGAAAAATCAACACAAATTTTCGGCACAATTGTAAATACTGGTGGAACAAAAACAGTAACCGGAACTGGTACATTTTTTAGTACACAATTGAGAGTGGGAGATATGATAGTATCCACTTGTGATACTCTAGCACCATTCAGACATAAAGTTGCTTCAATCACAAGTAATACTGAATTGCAATTGGTTACAGCATCAGACACAGACAAAGGAATTACATCTACATTAGCTTTTGGTAGAGAATGGGAATATGCATGTAATCCAGGAGAATCTAGTGTCAATGGAGATGCACCCGGAACTTCAGTTTGGGCTGAAGCAAGAGGAGCTTCTCAAGACGAAATTCATATTGTTGTTGTAGACGAAGATGGAAATTGGGGAACATCCACAACAGCATCGACGGGCGATACATTAATAGAAAGATGGAATGGAGTTTCAGTCGCTTCAAATTCTCCAGACTATTATAAATCTAAAGTTAATAACACAGACGAATTTCCAGTATGGGCAATGTCACATCCAGCAACAGGTAGTGCAGTAAATGGTGATGACACTACTGATTCTGCGTGGGGAACAGCTGCGGTAAATGGTACTAAATTTAATGCATTTGGGTGGTCACAGTCATGGTCACTTAATGGTGGATTGGATGGACAGACATTATCAATTGGTGATCGAAAAACGGGATATGATGTATTTAAAGAACCCGTAGATTCAAACGCTTCATTACTTTTTATGGGAGACGCATCAGCGGCATTATCCGCTTATGTAATGTCCACTATCGCGGAACTTAGAAAAGATTTGGTCGTATTTTGTTCACCGGAAAGAACAGATGTTTTGGGTACAACTACTCAAGCATCAAATGTTTTAGATTATAGAAATGGTTTACCAAGTACATCTTACGGATTTATGGATTCAGGATGGAAAAAGCAATGGGATCGTCATAATGGAGTTAACAGATATATTCCATTAAATCCAGATTGCGCAGGCCTTGCAGTTGCTACAGAAAATACTATGGGATCATTTTACTCTCCGGCGGGTTATACTAGAGGACAGGTTAGAAATTGCGAAGAATTGGCATGGAATCCTTCATCAGCTGATAGAGATATTCTTTATAACAAAGGTATCAATTCTGTTGTAAATTTTCCAGGAGAAGGAAGATTATTGTTTGGAGATAAAACTCTATTAGCAAAACCAAATGCATTTGATAGAATTAATGTAAGAAGACTGTTTATCACATTAGAAAAATCAATTTCTCAAGCGGCAAAACAATCGCTGTTTGAATTCAATGATGATTTTACAAGAACTCAATTTACTTCAATTGTGGAACCATTTTTGAGAGATATTCAAGCAAGAGGAGGAATTACTGACTTTATGGTTGTATGTGATGCATCTAATAATCCCCCATCAGTAGTAGACGCAAATCAATTTGTGGGTGCTATATATGTTAAGCCGGCAAGATCAATTAACTTCATTGAGTTGAGTTTTGTATCTGTAAGAACAGGCGTATCATTTAGTGAAGTAGTTCAAAGATAAAGGAGAAATGAATGGCAGACAATTTTAGTGTAGATAATTTTGTAGGATCAATTAAAGCATCTGGGGCGAGATCTAATTTATTTTCTTGTACTTTGACAACACCAGACCTTGCTCAAGATTTTGGAGTAAAATTTAATACTGTTGCAGCAGATAAATTAGACTTTCTTGTAAATGCAACAGTAATGCCAGGATATATAAACGGTGAAATTCCTATTTCTTATTATGGTAGGCAGGTTTTCTTTGCGGGAGATACTACATTTGGTGATTGGACATGTACAATTTTAAATGATGAATCGATGTTAGTTAGAACAAATATTGAAGCATGGATGGAGGCTATAAATAGTGCAGAAGGAAATAAAAGAGCTTGGGCAATTCCTCATGCATCAATGTTGGGGTCAGTGACTATAAAATCATATTCTTTAACCGGTGATATGAAAGTAATTGATAGTATGGTATTGCATGGTGTATGGCCGAATAATGTATCACCAATCGAATTAAGTCATGATTCAGTAAATACTATAGAAACATTTACTGCAACTTGGCAATATTCCTATTCTTCACCATTGGTTTCCACTGCTACGAATAAAGTAGAC